GAAGGGTTCCACAACGTAGGCATGGCTGCGGAGCTTGAATGCGCGAAAGCGTTAAACTTCCCCCCTTCTCATCAATGGTAACTGGGAACAATTCAAGCACCATGCAACTTGACGCGCACAATAATCAGGGATAATCTGTAAAAATTCACCTTTTAGGCGAAATTATGGCAAAAGCCTACAACGCAGATGCGGCGACTTTTGTTTCTGTTTTGTTCCATAGCGGAACCAATGCCCATTTCATGCATCTGCAAACGTCATCGTTTTCGGTGCATTCCGCGCTGAACGATTACTACCATCAGATCATCGACCTCACAGACGCATGGGCCGAGGCGTATCAGGGTTGTTACGAAATCATCCGCGACTATCCAAACACGTTTCACACCGACACCGATCCCGTCAAATATCTGACTAAAATCAAGGACTTTGTCAAGGATTACCGCGTTCATCTGCCCGAAGATAGCCAATTGCAGAATCTGGTTGACGAGATTGCCGCGCTAGTGGATTCAACCCTCTACAAACTAAGGTTTTTGAAATAATGGATGACCCGCAACGCATTGCTGACGCGTTGAAATATTTTGCCCAGACGAAAGGCGGCGCGGTCACTGGCATGGCTCCCCGTGATGATGTCAGACGCGGTGAGTTGGGAAATCTGTACGAACCGCAAGGCCGCAGGAATACCGAAATCAGTATTACCGTCGATGATCCTCGCCTTTTGGGTGGGCGACCAACCAACATCCCTCAACTGGTGACGGGGCAACAAAACCTTGAAGCCCTGCAAGGCATGGGACGACCAACCAACGAGCAATACGACATTTCTGTCCAAAGGGCCGCAGACCGCGTTAAAGCGGGGGGCTACCTTCCGTCTTATGGAAGCATTGAGGAAGCCGTTAAAGCCGCAGAATCGCGCCCAGTCGGTCAAAAACAACCGTATTTCCGAGGACGATAATGCCCAGCAAATCACCCGCTCAAGCTCGCATGATGGCAGGCGCAGCCCATGACCCCAAGTTCTCCAAGAAGGTAGGCGTGCCGGTTAAAGTTGCCAAGGAATACAACGAAGCCGATAAGGGTAAGAGGCTGGCAGAAGCCATGAAGCGGATGCCTAACACCAAAGACGATACCTAAGTGCCTGCTAACAAAGGACAATTTAAAAAAGGTGACAAAAGGCCAGGTGCTGGCAGACCGAAAGGTTTGGCTAACAAGACCACCATTCAGGCTCGGGAAGCCATTGCTAGGTTCGTCGATGGCAATGCTGAACGGCTACAAGGATGGTTAGACGAGATTGCCGCAGATCAAGGCCCAGTTGCCGCTTTTAAATGTTTCTCCGACCTCCTTGAATACCACGTTCCGAAACTGGCAAGGACTGAGGTCACAGGTGCTGATGGTGGCCCACAAGAAATGATCTGCCGATGGGCCGACGAGAAATAATCCTCCCCTATGCGCCGAGAAAAGCGTTTTCCCCATTCCACAACCGGACACACCGATGGGCATGTCTTGTGGCGCATAGACGCGCAGGGAAGACCGTGGCGGCAATCAACGACATCATCCGAGCCGCGTTTATGTCCAGCGACCCAATGCCTCTCTACGGCTTCGTTGCGCCGTTTAGGAGTCAGGCTAAGTCGGTGGTCTGGGAATATCTCAAGTTTTATAGTCAGCCGATTGCGGCTGATAGTAACGAGTCGGAACTGACCGTGACGCTTCTCAACGGGTCAAAGATCAGGCTGTTCGGCGCGGATAACGCCGATGCAATTCGTGGACTCGGGTTCTCAGGCATTTACATGGACGAATTTGGGGACTTCAAACCGAGCGTCTGGGGCAATGTGATCCGACCTGCGCTCTCTGACCGGCAGGGATGGGCGGTATTTGGGGGGACACCGAAGGGAAAAAATCAGTTTTGGGACATCCGGCAGACCGCTGCCAAGCTCAAGGATGAATGGTTCCTGCTAGAACTCCCTGCCAGCAAGTCTGGCCTGCTGCCGGATGGCGAGCTTGCCGCAGCTCGGGCGCAACTGAGCAAAGACCAGTACGACCAGGAATATGAGTGTTCATTCCAAGCAAGTCTTCTCGGGAGCTTCTGGGGAACCGAACTACGAGAAGCGGCAGAGGAAGGCCGGATCTGTCAGGTTGATTACCAGCCCGAAGTTCCTGTGCATACCGCTTGGGATCTGGGATATCGAGATGACACCGCGATCTGGTGGTATCAGGTCATTCGGAACGAGATCCACGTTCTGGACTATTACGCGGTCAGCGGGGCAAACATTGACGAGCTTGGGACGCTGATTAAGTCTAAGCCATACCGATACGGCAAACACTACCTTCCGCACGATGCTAGAGCCAAGACCCTTGCTAGCGGTGGCAAATCGGTCATTGAGCAAATGGCTGAGCATCTGGGCATCGCAAACATGGCAATCGTGCCGGATCTGAGCGTTCAGGACGGTATTCAAGCGGTGCGCCAGATGCTCCCACAAACATGGTTTGACGAGGAGCGGTGCTTTGATGGACTTGAGGCTCTGAGGCAGTACCAGCGGGAATATGACGAGGATAAAAAAGCGTTCCGGCAGACCCCAAGACACGACTGGACTTCACACCCAGCCGATGCCATGCGGATGCTAGCCATTGCGTGGCGCATTGAACCCAAGGTCAAGCCACCGGATGTTATCAAGCCTCTGATGGTTGGACCCGAGAACACCGTAACACTAAACGACATGTGGGCGACCCACAGAACCATTAGGAGCAGCAGATTATGAGCGGCGTTGCACAACCCTATAAATACCAGTACGAAACCGTTGCAGCATCACAAACCGCGCAAGTTTTGGGCGGCACAGGCGCAATCGGAGATTACGTCCACCGGCTGATTATCTCGGTGGTGACCGTGGCGACCTCTGGCGTAACCCTGCTTGATGGGGCGACTTCCATTGTCCTGCTGACGGGTGCGGCTACAAACGTGCCTGGGGTTTATTCGGTCGAGGTCAATGCGGTATCAAATACGGGTGCTTGGAAGATCACTACAGGCGCGGGTGCGACAGTCATGGCAGTCGGGATATTCTCCGCATAATGACAGCCGCTTGGACGCGCAAGGAAGGCAAGAACCCTGAAGGCGGGTTAAACGCCAAGGGCCGAGCCTCCTACAAAGCCGAAACCGGCGGTGAACTCAAACCTCCTGTCAAAGCTGGCGACAATCCCAGACGCGCCTCGTTCCTCGCTCGCATGGGCAATATGCCTGGACCAATGGAGAAAGACGGGAAACCTACTCGTCTGGCATTGGCACTCAGGGCATGGGGCGCATCCAGCAAAGCCGAGGCCAAGAGCAAGGCCGCAGCAATTAGCGAAAGAAACAAATAAATGGAACCAACCAGCACCGGCGTTCAAAAGTGGCTCCACGCAGTTGCTGCTTACGATGGCGACTTTAAAAAGTGGGAGCAGCGCACCCAGAAGATCATTAAGCGTTATCGGGATGACAACAGAAGTCAGGCAACCAGCGAAACCGCAAAGTTCAACATTCTCTGGTCAAACGTCCAGACCTTAATTCCCGCTGTTTATGCCCGACTCCCGAAAGCCGACGTTTCCCGCAGGTTTGGCGACAATGACCAAGTTGGGCGGGTGGCTTCGCAACTGATTGAGCGCGCCTTAGACTTTGAGATCGAGCATTACCCTGATTTCAGATCAACCATGAAATATTGCGTTGAGGACAGGTTTCTGGGCGGCAGGGGCGTTGCGTGGGTTCGGTATGAGCCTCACGTTCGGGCGCAGGACATCCCCGAAGACGGGGTTCAGGTGACCGAGGACGTTGACGAACCTGAAGAAGGGATGCAGACGGACCCTACTTCTGGTGAAGTTGAACCGATGGAGGAGATTGAGTACGAATGTGCCCCGACTGACTACGTTCATTGGAAAGACTTTGGACATTCACTAGCAAGAACATGGGAGGAGGTGACCTGCGTCTGGAGGTGGGTGTACATGACACGCGATGCCTTGATCGAGCGTTTTGGCGATGAAATGGGCAAGAAAATCCCATTTGACGCTGGCCCTGACACGCTGAAGACCTATGGACAATCCACTAAAGAACACACGCGAGCCAAGATTTGCGAGCTTTGGGATAAGGAGTCTGGGAAAGTCTACTGGTTCAGCAAGTCAATGCCGGAACTGATCGACGAACGCGATGATCCTCTGGAATTGCAGGGATTCTTCCCATGCGCCAGACCTTTATACTCAACGATGACCAGCGACACGCTTGTGCCGGTCCCAGACTTTGTTCTTTACCAAGACCAAGCAGTTGAGTTAGACATTCTCTCCGACCGCATCGACGGGTTGGTGAAGGCTCTGCGGGTGCGTGGAGTCTATGACGCAAGCCAGCCTGCTCTGCAACGTCTGATGACCGAGGGCGAGAACAACGCTCTTATTCCGGTTGATAAGTGGATGGCGTTTGGGGAGAAAGGCGGTCTTAAGGGCAGCATTGACCTCCTTCCGCTAGATACCCTGGCTGATGCCTTGCTGCAATGTTATCGAGCTAGGACGGAGATCAAGAACCAGATTTATGAGATTACCGGATTGTCTGACATTATTCGCGGCGCATCTATGGCAAGCGAAACCGCAACTGCCCAGCAGATCAAAGGTCAGTATGCCAGCCTAAGACTGAGGGCGATGCAGGAGGACGTTGCGATGTTTGCAACAGAATTGCTCAGGCTGAAAACCGAGGTCATTTGCAGCAAGTTCCAACCGCAAACAATCCTGATGTATGCCGCAGCGCAGCAGATGCAACCGGCTGACCAACAGTTAATCCCGCAAGCTCTGGAACTATTGAAAGACAACCCCTTGCGGAGTTTCAGGATTGAGGTTGCCGCTGACAGTTTGGTGCAGATGGATGAGCAACAAACAAAGCGCGACAGAATTGAGTTCATCCAAGCGTTCGGTGGGTTCCTCAAAGAAGCGTTGCCGGTTGCCCAGGCTAGCCCAGCAATCACGCCGATGCTGGTGGAGGTGATGAAGTTTGGTATTGGAGCGTTCAAGCAATCAAAACCAATTGAGGGAGCCTTGGACGCTGCTCTGGATCAGATGAAGCAGCAGCAAGCGCAACCGCAACAACCTCGACCTGATCCAGAAATGATGAAGCTACAAGCACAACAGCAAGCAGACCAGATGAGGGCGCAGGCCGATATTCAAGCGGCACAGGCAAAAGCGCAGTTTGATGCACAGATTCAGCAGGCGAAGATCCAAGCAGAAATGCAGATTGAGCAGATGAAAGCTCAAACCGCGACACAGACCGAGGCGCAACGTCAGCAATATGATGCAGCGATGGCACAGCAAAAGCTCCAATCTGAGGAACAATTCAACCGCTGGAAGACCGAGCTTGAAGCGGCAACCAAGATCATGGTGGCAAGAATTGCGGCTAATCCTAGTTTGGACATTCCCGCAATTGAGGCGCAGCAGGCAGCATCTGAGAAGATAACAATGGAGCTGGGTGACCATGTGAAAATGGCGATTGATCGGATGGCAGGAATGCATGATGCAATGCTCGGGCGGCACGATCAGACCATGAACCAGATGGGCGGCATGATGCAGATGCTGGCAGCACCGAAACGGATTGTGCGCGGTCCAGATGGTCGAGCGGCTGGCGTGGAAATAGTCACCCAATGATAGTCACCACCACCAGAGGCGAGATGGATGATTCCCTGTTAATTAAAAAAGAGGGAGCGTTTGAGGACGACAACGAAAACACCATCTGGATTGAGTATTACTTAGACAACCAACTGGTCCACCGATCAGCCCATGTAAGGCTGAAAAGACCAATGGTTTCACTAACAAAGGTTGGAGGCTTTAATGGCTAACGCGCAGGCAATGTGTACCAGTTTCAAGGGCGAGATTCTTTCAGGCATTCATGCGCTAGGAACGACTGTTATCAGAGCAGGGACGGGTGCGGATACCTTAAAAGCTGCCTTGTATCTGGCAAGCTCAAGCCAGGGGGCAGCAACAACTGCCTACGGCGTTTCCGGCGAGGTTTCGGGCGCAAATTATACGGCTGGAGGAATAGCCGTCACGAATGCGACCGCCCCGACGACCAGCGGGACCACAGGATATTGGACCCCGAGCGCGAGCTTTAGCTGGACGAACGTCACTCTGGCAACGGCATTTGATGCGGTGCTGGTCTACAACTCAACGCAAAGCAATAAAGCAATCAGCGTGCATACTTTTGGAAGCCAAACCATTACCGCGGGGAATTTCTCGCTGACAATGCCGACAAATGACAGCACGAATGCGCTGCTTAGAATTGCATAAATGGCACAAGGCCCATGGGGAACAGGAACGTGGGATGCCGCGCTCTGGGATAGCCTTCCCGTCACCGGAAACACGGGAACCGGATCTGCCGGCAGCTTGGGCGTTACACGTTCCGAAACCTTATCGGGCATGGCTGGGACGAGCGCATCCGGTGCAGTATCACCGACCATCACGATTGCGCTTACGGGCGTGCAGGCTACGGGAACGGTGGGTAATGAAGGCGTTAGCATCACAATTGCACTTACCGGCGTTTCAGCGACTGGGAGCGTAGGAAATGTCGATCCATCTGCAACTGCATCTCTTACTGGTTCAGAAGCGACGGGAGTGGCGGGAAACGTCACCGTTTACGCGCCCCCCATTATCATCATTGATGACACGCACGACGGAGACTATAAAAAGAAAAAGTGGGCAGAAGAACGAGCAACTAAAGAAAAACGCAAAGCAGAAATAATTAATCTTTACGAACGGATTGTAGAGGGCAAGCCCGAGGCCGCAGCCGAGATTGTGGCCCCGTATGTAAAGACCAAGGCACAAGGGCAGAAAACGGCTCCGCTGGTTCGGCAAATAGATTTTGACAAGTTGATGCGGGATATAACGAAAGTTGAGGCTCTCTACAAAGAGCATCTTGAGATGGACGATGAGGAGGTTTTGGCCCTGTTATGAGAAAACGATGGATTTACAAGGATGGCGAAGCGTATGAGGTTGGGGAATATGAGGCCGAGCCGCAGCACTACATCCTGCCCGATATTCAGCCTTATCAGTCAATGGCTGACGGTTCAATGATTACCGGCAGGCGGCAGCACCGTGAACACCTGAGACAGCACAATTGCATTGAAATTGGCAACGAGTCAATGGAAAGTAAGGTGGAGAAACCAAAGGACAACAGGAGAGATATTTTGCGGGAACAACTCGCAAATATGACGCATTCCGATGCAAACAAGATTCTGAACAAATTACGCGACGACCTTCGATTCACCCGACGATAACCCCCACAGGGAGAGCAAAATGGCAGACCTAAACGAGATAGTCCCAGTTGAAAACGGCGATGCAAGGCGAGATTTGCTGGAAAAGCAATTTGACGAGGTAGCAGAACCTGCAAAGGCAGAAGCTCCGCGAGACGAGGCGGGTAAGTTTGCCCCCGCACCGGAGGAGGAAGCACCAGCCGAGGAACCAGTCTGGAAACGACCACCGGCAAGTTGGAAAAAGGATTATCACGAGGTCTGGCAGACCGCCGATGACCGGCTGAAAGAATACGCCTGGACCCGTGAAGAGCAGATGAAGGCTGGAGTCGAGCCGCTGAAGGCAAAAGCGCAGTTTGCCGACCAGATGCAGGAGGTGGTTCAACCCTTCATGCAGACGATTTCAGGGTTGGGAATTGACGCTCCCAAGGCGGTCAAAGCCTTGTTGGAAGCCGATCACGCATTGCGATACAGCACACCAGAACAGAAATTGCAACTATTTAATCGACTTGCACAGCAATACGGTGTAAATTTAGGCCAGATGGAGGGTTTGCCACAACAAACCCTTGCAGATCCAGCAGTTTACGCACTACAAAACGAACTGAATGCGGTTCGTGGCGAAGTGAATACTTGGAAACAGCAGCAAGAGCAGGCCCAGAATCAGACGCTTTTGGGGGAAATTGGTCAGTTTTCCCAGAAGGTAGAACATTTTGAGGAAGCTCGGCCTGCCATGATTCAGCTCCTACAGAGCGGCATGGCGACTGACCTGCAAGACGCATACGAAAAGGCAATACGCCTTGATCCGAACCTATTTGATGCGGTCCAACAAAGCAAACAAGCTGAAGTTGATGCAGCGAAGAGGATGGCAGCGAATAAGGCTGTTAAGTCGGCTCGGGCGGCAGCGGTCAGCGTCAAAAGTTCCACACCAGGAACGGCTACGACAACCAAAGCGCAAGATCGGCGGTCACTTCTGGCAGAACAGTTTGATGCCGTAAGCGAACGTCTTTGATTCATCTGATAAGGAGATAAAAAAATGGCTTTCGCCAACTCTTCGATCAGCGACATCATTGCGACAAACATTCAAAGTCGTACTGGTGAGCTGGCCGATAACGTAACAAACAACAATGCCCTGCTTCGCAGGTTGAAAGAACGCGGAAACGTCAAAACTTTCAGCGGCGGTAACGTAATTTTGCAAGAAATTATGTACAACGACACAGCAACGAATAATACTAATTCTTATTCGGGCTACGAAGTTTTGAACGTGAGCCAGAACAGCCCGATTAGCTCGGCGCAGTTCTCAATCACTCAATACGCTGCTGCGGTATCTATCAGCGGTCTGGAGATGATCCAGAACAGCGGCAAGGAAGCGATCATTGACCTGCTTGACGGTCGGATGAACGTAGCCGAGGCGCAACTGGCAAACCGCATCGGTTCGGATATTTATCTGGACGGAACCGGCAACAGCGGCAAAAACATCACGGGTTTGGGCCTGGCTGTTCCTGACGCGCCTAGCACCGGAACCTATGGCGGCATTGATCGTGCCACTTGGACCTTCTGGCGTTCGGTTGCTTATTCTGGCGTAACGAATGGCGGCGCGGCTGTTACTGCATCCAACATCCAGCAGTACATGGACACGGTTGCGGTTCAGTTGATTCGCGGAACGGACAAGCCTGATCTGATCGTTGCGGATAACAACTATTACCGCCTCTATCTGCAATCGTTGCAGTCGATTCAGCGTATTTCTGATTCGGGTTCTTCAATGGCTGGTGCTGGCTTTGCCTCGCTGAAATATTACGGCGCAGGGATGGCATCTGATGTTGTTCTGGACGGTGGTATTGGTTCGGCGGCAACGGCAAATCATATGTGGTTCCTGAACACAAAATACATCATGTTCCGGCCCCATGCGGATCGTAATTTCGTGCCAATCGGTGGGGAACGTCAGGCGGTCAACCAAGACGCTATCGTCAAGTTGATTGGGTGGGCTGGCAATCTTACCTCCAGCGGTCCGCAGTTCAGCGGCGTGCTGATAGCTTAAGGAGATAAAAAAATGCCTACATTCAGCGTTAGCAATACCATCGGCGTGACCCTTACCAACGTAGATACGACTTCCCAGTTTACGACTGGGACCGTTGTAAATACGTCTGATGGGAGTCAGGCCGTTTATGTGCAAGCTTTGTCGGAAATCAGCCAATACGCTGCCGTTGCGGTCTATGACACGCAAAAGGCGCAGATGCTGACCACGACGCTTGCAGCAACTTGCAAACGGGTTGGTTTTGCACAAACCTCCATTGCCTCCGGCTATTACGGGTGGGTGCAACTGGGCGGCAAAGTGCTTGTCAACCTGGCGGCGAACGCAGCTCCGAGCGTGCCGCTTTACACCACCGCAACTGCTGGCGTTCTTGATGACGCTGTTGTTTCGGGCGGGATTGTGTTTGGACTTGTGGCGACAACCTCAATTTCAAATGCTACTGCGGTGACCTGTATTGCAGGCTACCCCAACATTGGCTCCGGTATTGTCGGAACTTAATGGAAAAGCTGGAGATTAAGATTAGGGCAGCGGGTACGCCCGGCGAGAACGCTGCGTATATTCGGTCTGCCCTGTCCCGAAATCTTCCAGAGTTTCAACCCTCTCCCTGTCGGCATGATGGAACTATGGTGCTGGCGGGGAGTGGGCCATCTTTGCCCGATTTTCTCTCAGAGATAAAAGAACATCGAGCGAATGGAAGGCCGATCTGCGCGATTAAGGGAGCGCACGATTATCTATGTGAAAACGGCGTGGAGCCTGATTTGTGGGTCGATCTTGACCCCAGAGACAGGACTAACGGTGTGCAGCGTAAAAACGACTACACGACCTATTTGGTGGCTTCTCGATGCCCCCCTGTAATGTTTGACCATCT